TTCATTGGGTGAAACGCCATCCAGTGATGAATCCATTGATGGCCTGTCTGCGTTGAATGCGCTGATTGATTCATGGGCCAATGAGGGCTTGATGATCTATGCGCCATCGTTGGACAGCATCGCGCTTACTGCGAACCTCGCCACTTACACGCTGGGCACGACCGGCACCATAGTGACCGACCGCCCGGTGGAGATTCTGGATGCGTCCTATATCGAATATCAGGGTGTCAGCTTCCCGGTGACTGTCTCGACGCTGGGCCAATACACTGACATCCCATTCAAGGGAACGCAAGACGGCCTGCCTTTCCTGGTCTGGTATCAGCCAGACTACCCGAATGGGACGCTCACAGTTTACCCGGCCCCGCTGTCAAGCTGCACGCTCAAACTCTGGTCAAAGAAGATGCTGACGCAGTTTGCTGCGCTCACCACGGTTTGCACGCTGCCGCTGGGCTATGAAGACACCATTGTTTTCAATCTCGCAGCTAGGCTGGCCCCTGAAAATGAAGTCCCGGTTCCACAAGAGGTGGCTAAAAGCGCCAGCAATCTCAAGCGGACACTCAAGCGCACGAATACAACCGTCCCGATCATGAGCCTGCCGTCTGCCGTGCTGCCAGGTGATTACGGTCCAACCTACAACGGTCAATTGCTGTGAACCTTCAGCCTATCCCGCTGTTTGGCATCGGAAATCAGGGTAAGTCGCCCAATGTCGATGCGCAGGAACGAAAGAACCTGTATATCGAGGTGCAGCAAGACCCGGAAAAGCATGTGCTGACGCTGTACCCGACGCCAGGGCTTCAGACGTTTGTGAACCTAGGCGTTACACCGATTCGCGGGCTCTATGAAAAGGGCGAAGTGCTATATGCGGTTCATCAGAATAAGCTCTATAGCATTAACAATGCCGGGGTGGCGACTTCGCTGGGGACGCTGCTAACCTTTTCGGGGCGCGTCGGTATCTCCGATAACGGAACGCAAATCATCGTTGTTGATGGCACCAACGGCTATATCTATAACACGTCCACGCTTGTATTCGCGCAGATCACGGACGTAGATTTTCCCGGCGCAAACACGGTTACCTTCTTGAATGGCCGATTTATCGTCAACAAGCCGAACACCGGGCAATTCTGGATATCCGCCGCTTATGACGGCCTGAGCTGGGCGGCGCTGGATTTTGCAACAGCTGAATCTGACCCTGACAACATCGTTAGGGTGATTGCTGAGGCCGGGCAAATCGTGCTGTTTGGCGACAAGACGACCGAGTTTTGGGGGGACTCCGGCGCGGCTGATTTCCCATTTGCCCGCATCGGCTCTGCGGCCATCGAATGGGGGCTTGCCTCCCGCTGGTCACTAGCCAAATTCATGGATTCGCTGATTTTTTTGCGCAAGAACCGGCTCGGGCAAGTGCAGGTATGCGTGCAGTCCGGCATGTCAGCGCAGGCCGTATCCAATCCGGAGATGGATTACAACTTTTCGCAATACACCACGGTAAGCGATGCAACCGGGTTTGCCTACATGCTGTCTGGTCATCCGTTCTACCAGATCAATTTCCCGACTGCGAACGCTTCATGGTTGTATGACGGCCAGTCCAAGGCGTGGAGCAAGCTGGAATCAGGCGGCGGACGGCATCGCGCCGAGATTCAGCAGCAGCTATTGAACAAGTCCTATGTCAGCGACTACGAAACTGGCAAGCTCTACCGCTTCGCTGAAGGCGTTTATACCGATGACGGCATGACGATTGTGCGTGAATTCATCAGCCGCCATCAAGCCAGCGGGGATTATTCGCATATCTCGCAGTTGTGGGTGGAAATGGAAGCTGGCGTCGGCCTTCAGATCGGACAGGGCTCCAATCCTCAGATCATGATGCAGATCAGCAAAGACGGCGGCCATGAGTGGCAGCAAGAGGTTTGGCGAGAATTTGGGCCGGTTGGCAAATACAAGGCGCGGGCGGTATTTAATCGCCTAGGCCGGGCGCGTGACTGGCTGGCGAAGTTCCGGGTAACAGACCCAGTACGCACAATATTTGTCGCTGTTTGGGGAAGGAGAAGTTAAATGAACCTACAGCGTGTTGTGGCTATGGATGGCTCGTTTTTCTTTAAGATAAATCTCTTGCGCTTGTTCTGGCGTTTTGAATGTGCCCAAATATCTTTGCTTGCCGTCTACTCTGATATAGGCAGAAAAGCCAGATCCATTTTTGGACACGCCAAGAATTCCAGTCTGGCTACTTTTGCATGCCTTCTTTTGATTTTGCAAATTCTGACTTTTTGTCGCATCACGAAGATTGGCCCATTGGTTATTGCTGCGAATGCCATCAATATGGTCAACTTCGTAAAGTGGCCATTTGCCGGTCACATAAAGCCAGGCGAGACGATGAGCGCGATAAAGCACCTTGTCAATTTTTATTCGTATATAACCATCATAAATACTGCCCGCTCGCATTCCAATTTTGGCATTAGAGCCGCGTCCGATAAGGCAATAAAAGTGCCCGGTTTCGGCGTCATAGCGAAGAACCTCTTTAAGTCTCTCCGCTGTCAATGTAAGATTGCTATTGCTCATGCCGTTCGCTCCTATAAAGCAATGGTTTGGGAAGTGAGGCCCCGCGTGTTGAAGCACCGGGGCCTTGCGTATTTTAGTGCGATTAGGTGCTAGATGGCTAATTTTGACTATCCAGACAATGCCACGCTGGTCGGCGATGACAAGATGGCAACCGCGCCATGGGCCGGTGTTTTCAGCCGATGGCATACCATTATTTCGTCAGCGCAGCAATCCGGCACTACGGCGCAGCGGCCCACTAAAGTGCTTTGGATTGGCAGGCGCTATTTCGATACAACGCTGGGTAAACCGGTCTATGTAAAAACAGCGGCCCCGGTGGTGTGGGTTGACGGCGTGGGTACGGTGTCATGAGTGCAGTAATGCCCAGCTATAAATTCACGATCATCAAAGCGCCAGACCATATCGAGCGTCGGCACAAAATTGCCACGCTGGAAAACGTGATGCTGCAAACAGAAGGCTTCAGCACCGAATGCCCGGATTGCCCGGTGACGCATTTCAAGGCTCCGGGAATGTACGCCCGCCAGATGCTGATACCAAAGGGACAACTGATCATCGGAAAGATTCACAAGCACGCGCATTTGAACCATATCACCTATGGGCATGTCCGCGTGGAAACCGAGCATGGCCCGATGGAAATCAAAGGGCCGCATACCTTCACATCGCAGATCGGAACCAAGCGCGCCGTATTGGCGCTGGAAGATACGCTCTGGACCACTTACCACCTGAACCCGAATGATCTTGACCCGGAAAACGAGGACGATATGACACAACTTGAAGCCGAAATCATCGCCAAGAGCTATGACGAACTTCCCGGCCCGGCATCCCATAAGGATGTCTATCTTGAGGTGTCAAAATGACTTGGGGCGCGGTGGCGGGTGCCGCAGCCAGCGTCGTTGGCGGCATGATGAGCGGAGACGCTGCGGGCGACGCAGCGGGCGCGCAAACAGCGGCATCACGCGAAGCTACCCAGCTTCAGCGCGATATGTACGAACAAACCCGCGAAGATCAGGCAGGGTATCGTCGGCGCGGTGATCTGGCGGGAAATCGCCTTTCGTACCTGATGGGGCTAGAGCCGGGCGGTACTGGTGGTCAAACGTACAACAAGACCGCCGATCAGTTCCGCCAAGAATTGATGGGCCAATATGGCGGCGGCGGTCAGACCTACCGCGCACCTACGTCTACATCAGCGACCGGCTACCGAGCGCCTACCGGTGGCGGCGGGTTGCTTGGCGCTGCCCGTGCGGCTTATGAGGGCGGGGCACGACCAGACCCGAACGCGCAACAGCTTTTGAGTGTCATTCAAGGCCAATCTGATTCTGGCAACGTCGAGAACTGGGGTCTCCCCGGCCAAGGCATGGGCGGCCAACTGGATGAAGCCGGGCTAAATGCAGCCGTCCAGCAAGCTATGGCCCAGCAAGAGCGCGATCGTGCAGCCGCTGAAGCCGCCGCAGGACAAGATTCTGAGTATGGCTCGATGATGCGCAATTTCAGCGCTACCGACCGCGATACAGACCCGCTATATGCGCAAATGAGCCCGCTCATTCAGGCCGCCATGCAACGCGCAAGCAAGTTCGAAACCGCGCCCGGATATGAGTTCCGCAAAGCCGAGGGGGCTAAAGGCGTTGAAAACAGCGCCGCGGCGCGGGGTGGATTGCTGTCTGGCGCTGCCTTGAAGGCGATGGAACGCTACGGCCAGGACTTCGCATCAAACGAATATGGCAACTGGTTTAACCAATCCAACACCGACCGCAACTTTATCTCTGGCCAGGGTGACGCGGCCTACAACCGCTACAACAACAACAACACCCAGCGTTACAACCGGCTTGCGGGCATCTCTGGCACTGGCCAGCAGGCGACCAACTTTGTGAACACAGCCGGGGCGAACTACGCCAATCAGGCTTCGCAAAACGCTATCGGCGCTGGCAACGCGCAAGCCGCTGGCATTGTCGGGCAAGCAAACGCCCTAAGCGGCGGCCTGTCGGGTGCGTACAACTCCTATCAAAACAATCAACTGATGAACCTGATTCGTAACCCAGGCGGCGGGCAGACAGATTACGGTGCGTTGAATAGCTATCGGTATGGTACCGGCGGGTCGGGAGACTAAACAATGGCCACAATTGATGCAAGCATTCCCCTTGGCGTAAAGCCGTTTCAGATCGAATCGCCGGTTAACTCGCTGGCGAAGGTTCTGCAATTGCAACAGGCCCAGCAAGGCAACCAGCTACGCGGCATGCAGATGCAGGAAATGCAGCGCGGGCAGGCCGGGGAAAGCGCGCTTGCCCGACTACTAGCCCAGGGCGGCGCACCCGAGGACGTCGCCAAAGGACTAGCCACGCAAGGCTACGGCAAACAGTCGATGGCCTATACCAAGCAGCAGCAAGAGCTTGCAAAAGACAAGGCCGCGATGGAAAAGGACGCGCTGGCCAATGCGCATAAAAAGATTGAAATCGGCGCGCAACTGCTAAGCGGCGCAACGGATCAGGCCACCTATGACCAAGCCAGGGCGCAGGCCCAAGCCATGGGTATTGACTTTTCCAAGCTGCCTCCCCAATTCGATCCGGCATTCGTGCAGCGCACGGTTCAGCAGGGAATCGACATGAAAACCCAGCTTGAGCAGAAGTGGAAGGCGATGGAGTACACCACGCCCAAGGCTGGTGATGTGCTTCAGGCTGAAACTTCACGAAAGAATAACGCTGCGACCGTTGGCGCGTCCATGGCAAATGCTGCCGCTACCCGTTCCATTGCGGACGCCACACGCGCAGCCGCAGGCATGCAGCGCGACCGCGACACCGAAATGAAGCTGGGCGACGACTACCGCGCGCAATCCAAAGATTTCAAGGCCGTTGGTGATGCCTATAAGCAGATCAATGCAACGCTGGACAAGGCGACCACATCCCCAGCCGCAACGCTGGCGGCGGCTACCAAGTTCATGAAGCTGCTTGATCCTGGCTCTGTGGTGCGTGAATCTGAATTGGGTATGGCGCTTGCTGCAACTGGCGTGTTTGATCGGGCAACAAACTACGTCAATACCCTGAAATACGGCAAAGTGCTGACCCCAGCCCAAGCTGAGGACTTCAAGAAAATCACGCAACAGATTTATGGCGCTGCGCAGGCCGGACAGAAGCAAGTTGATACAGCCTTCCGGCAGCAAGCCGAAACCTACAAGCTACGCCCTGAAATGGTGTTGCAAGATTTAGGCCAGAATACACCGGCAGCAGGACAGCCAGCCGCAGCTCCGAAGGCCGGTATGGTGCAGGACGGCTACCGATTCAAAGGCGGGAATCCGGCAGACCCTAAATCCTGGGAGAAACAGTAATGGCCGGGCCATGGGAAAAGTATGCGGCTCCGGCTGGGCCGTGGACGCAATATGCACAGGCCGAGCAAATCCCATCCGGTGGATTGCAAGCCCCAGCAGTGACGCCAGAGGGGCGTTCATGGTCCAGTGTGCCACTGGAGGCCGTACAAAACATCCCCAGCAGCGCAGCCAAGTTTGCGGGCGGTATTTATCAAGCCGTCCGGCATCCTCTGGATACAGCCGGGAATATCGCTGATTTGGCCGTGGGCACGGTTACTAGCGCCTTACCAAAGCCAGTTGCCGACTGGATGGCCAGTCAGGCAAACCCGGAACAGGCTAAAAACGTAGCCCGCGCCGTCAGCACGGCTGGTGCTGTGGGTGATATGTATAAAGGTCGTTATGGCTCCGCTGAAGGACTGAAAGAAACGCTGGCAACCGATCCTGTTGGGGTTGCCGCTGATATATCTGCCCTGCTTGGCGGGGCTGGCGCTATTGCCCGGCAGGTTCCGCGTGGGGCCGGTGTGGCTGATGCTCTTTCGTCCGCTTCGCAATTCACCAATCCGGTGAACATTGCAGGAAAATCGGCCGTGGCCGCAGGCAAGGGCGGGGCTGTGCTTGGGAAAAACATCCTTGGCCTAACCACTGGTGTCGGCGCGGAAAACATCGCCCAGGCTGCAAAAGCCGGGTATGGCGGCAAGAAGGCGTTTTTTGAAAACCTGTCCGGCAAAGCCGACATGACGGACGTATTGGATACGGCCCGACAAAACGTGCAGAACATGGGCGCGCAAAAGTCTGCGGCTTATCGTTCCGGAATGCTGGACATCACAAAAGATAAAAGCGTTCTGGATTTTGCCAACATCGATAAGGCGATTCAGTCAGCAGAAAACGCGGTAACGTTCAAAGGACAGGTAAAAAACGCCAGGGGCGCGCAAGTTGCGGCGGACATTGCCGAGGAGGTGCGCAAGTGGAAGGCTCTAGACCCGGCTGAATTCCATACGCCCGAAGGGCTGGACGCGCTGAAGCAGAAAATCGGCGGCATCGTCGAGTCAATCCCGTTCGAGGAAAAAACCGCACGCATGGCGGCGGGTAATGTTTACAACGCCGTCAAGGGTGAGATTGCCGCGCAAGCGCCAACCTACGCCAAGACGATGAGGGATTACAGCGAAGCGTCAGAGCAAATCAGGGAAATCGAACGGGCGCTCTCGCTGGGGAATAAGGCATCAGCAGATACCGCCATGCGTAAGCTGCAGTCCTTGTCGCGCAACAACGTCAACACGAACTACGGTAACCGGCTCGATTTAGCCAAGGCGCTTGAGGCTGGCGGTGGCAATGAAATCCTGCCAGCGATTGCAGGCCAAGCAATGGGCTCATGGGCATCACGCGGGCTTACCGGGCAGGCCGGTAGCATGGCGACGCTTGGCGGGGCCGTAACCACAAACCCGTTGTTGTTGGGTTTGCTGCCGTTTCAAAGCCCCAAGGCTGTCGGCGCGACGCTGTACGGCGGTGGAAAGTTGGCCGCTCTGTTGAAAAACAACATAGGAAAGCTAAATACCGAACAGATTAACAATCTGGCGCTGATTCTGAATCAAGCTGGCAAACAGCCGCAGGGCGATCAATGAGAGTCTTGAATCGCCTGCAAGGCGATGTATGCCGCTAGAAAAATGATGATCCAAGTGAACATGAGCGGATTCTAACCCCAACGAAAAGATTAAACCATGAGCTTCTTCCTTTCGCCAATCGGCAACAGCCAGCAATTTGACGCCAACGGCAACCCGCTGAACGCAGGAAAAATTTACACGTATCTTGCTGGCTCCACCACGCCCACGGCCACCTATACCGACAACACCGGGGCCACGCCGCAAGCTAACCCAATCATCCTGAATTCGCTCGGGCTTTCCGCTAGTCCAATCTGGCTGAATGGCGGCATCACTTACAAGCTGGTGATCAAAGATTCCAATGATGTGACATTGCGGACGGTGGATAACGTTTCCGGCATAAACGACATCACGGCAACGCAGACCGAGTGGGTGTCATCCGGGTTTGTCCCTACCTACATCAGCGCTGTCAGCTTTTCAGTGCCCGGTGATCAAACCGGGACGCTGCAAATCGGGCGCAGGCTGCGCACACAGAATACCTCCGGCACGGTATATAGCACGATCAGCAATTCGGTTTTTGCCGCCACCATCACGACGGTAACCGTTACCAACGATTCGACGGTATTGGATTCCGGGCTTTCTTCTGTCGCCTATGGTGTTGCTGCTCCGATCAGCCCATCTCTACCCAATTCGGCTGCTGTGCGCAGTAC